AAATGGAAAAAATAAGTAATTACAAATACAGAAAAGCGTTAGAGATTGTCAAAGAATATGTCAATCAATTAAACACAGATAATAGTGCAGTATTATATGATTTAAGGCAAACAAGTTTAAAGTTAGGTCTAACCTTTGAAGAAATAAATAACAGCAGTAGGCAGAGAGTAAATGTCTATAAGAGGGTAATTATGGCTAATTACATAAGTGGTGCTTATCCTAACTTGACTTTGCAAGAGATAGGTAATTTAATGAATAAGAATCACGCAACTATTATTCACTACTTGCGTATATACGATAACTTGTGTTTGTACAAAGATTTTAGACAGATGGATGAGTTGGTAAATGCAGCAGAATAAACAAAGTGGTAATAAATTCGTTATATGAATATGGAAAGTTATAGTTATTTCAATGATTATTTTGATTTGTCAGAATTTGATAGCCCAGATGAAGTAGGTAGTGGGGTAAATATGGATACGCAATTCTTGGACATGATAAACGATGCGAGGCAATATGCTAATGTGCCGTTTGTCATCACAAGTGGTTACAGGACAAAAGATCATAACAAGAAAGTAGGAGGCTCAAGTACCTCATCACACCTAAAAGGATTAGCAGCAGACATCAGTTGTGTGAATAGTGTTGATAGATTGTTAATAATTGCTGGGCTATTGGATGCTGGATTTAGTAGAATAGGAGTTGCAAAAGATTTTATTCATGTAGATTGTGATTTAAGTAAGCCATCTTGCCTGTGGTTGTATGAATTATAAGCAGAAATTTTTAAAGCATTATGGCTATGCTGATGGCGAATATATACCTTGCGTATGTGGTAAAAATGCAACAGATATACACCATATTGTGTTCAAGTCGCAAGGTGGTTCGGATAATATTGATAACTTAGTCGCATTATGCAGAGAATGTCATATAAAAGTACATAATGATAAGAATAGAGAATTTACCAAAGATTTCTTTAAATAAATGGTATGCTGGAACACATTGGACTGCACGAAAAAAGATTAAAGATGCGTATAAAAAACTGATAAAAGACAAGGTAGAGGATGGCGAGTACGATGTGGAGTACACATTTTATTTTAAAAGCAGACCATTGGATGCTACCAACACTATTGCTATGGCTAAAATGATTGAGGATATCATATTTGAAAACGATTCTTATAAGAAAATAAAAAGCGTAACCTTAAAATCAAGAAAAAGCAAAAACGATTATGTTGAAATAGTATGGAAATAGCAAGGTATCACAAAGAGTGGATAGTGTTAGCGACAAAGTTAGGTGGTGGAATGTGGGCAGAAGATTTTGTACAGGATGCTTATATTAAATTATTAGACTATGAGAAGCCTACAAAGGCATTAATGTTCTATACTTTAAGATCAATAATTGTAGATTATCACAGGGTAAATAAATATGTAGATAGTTATGAATGCTTAGACCATTTTCCAGAAGAAATTGAAAAGACATTAGATGATTTATGCCAACAGATAGATGCAGAGTTACAGGAATGGCATTGGTTTGATAGGAAGTTATTTGAGTTGTACCGAGATAGTGGAATGACTTACCGAGATATAGCGAAAGAAACAACCATTAGTTTAACAAGCATTTGGAAAACATTAAAAGTAGGTAAAAATATAATAAAAGATAAATTTAAAAATGACTATTATGGATGAGTTTAAAGGAGATAAGCGTACTAAAGAATATCATGAATGGAAAGCATCTCAAGGGCTTGGGGATACTATTGAAAAAATAACCGAAGCCACAGGTATAAAGAAAGCAGTTAAGTGGGTAATGGGTGAAGATTGTGGATGTGATGATCGTAAGGAGAAACTAAACAAATTGTTTAGGTATAAGGTGGAGTGCTTAACCGAAAAAGAGTATAAGTATTTAAAAGAATTAGGTAATCCATCAGTCGTAACTAATTGGGATATGAATAAAGTGATACAGATTTATAACAGGGTATTCCACAAAAAGCGTAGGGTGTCAAGTTGTGGTAGTTGCATGAAAGTAGTGTTAAATGATCTTCATAAATTAATGGCTGAATATGAAACAGAAAATTAATATTAATAAGATTAAAGGCAACCCAAGTAATCCAAGAAATATCAAAGATGAGAAGTTTAAAAAGTTAGTAAAGTCAATAAATGGTTTTCCAGAGATGCTGGAGAAAAGACCAATAGTTGTAGATGAGGATATGATGGTGCTTGGTGGCAACATGAGATGGAAAGCATGTAAAGATGCTGGACTAAAAGAAGTATGGATAGATGTAGCAGAGGGATGGACACAGGATCAAAAAGATGAATTTATAATAAAAGACAATGCTAATTTCGGAGAATGGGATTGGGATATATTGGCAAATGAATGGGATAATGCCGAACTAAATGAGTGGGGATTAGATGTATGGAATCCTGAAGATATAGACCTTGAACAATTCTTTGAGAATGATGAGGGTATCGAAAAGAGCCCTACCAAGATAGTGCTTGAATATTCGGAGGATGATTACCCTCTTGTTCTTCAAGCATTTGAGGACAGAGATGGCAGTAAGGAAGATATAGTTTTCAAGTTACTCGGATTATGAAAGTTTACATAGCATTGGCAAATGCTGGAGGGGGTTATGTATGGAATACAAAAGAAGGAATTAACGCAATGAAAATTTATCTTGCTGGGGCTGCTACAGGAAACAATAACGCAATATGGAGAGCCAATAAAAAAACTCCTAAAGAAGCAATGAAAATATTTTTAGCAGGAACAAAAGGTCATCAGTATTGTATTCAAGATATACAAACGGAACAAGAACAGAAAGATATGAAAGTATACATGGCAGCGTACAGCACTCCGTTTGGAGGAGATTCTGCTCGGGAAGCTGAGAAACAAATGCGCAAAGAGAACACTCAGAAGATATGCGTTCTTGAGAGCTTCTACTATATGCAAGATTGGATGAAGCCATACATCCGAAACCATTGGGACTTTCTACTCGACTCAGGAGCTTTCACTTTTATGGGTAATAACGATACTGATGAGATTGATTGGGATGCCTATCTAACGAGGTATATCGACTTTATTAACGAAATGGATATTGATCATTTTTTAGAATTGGATATTGATTCAGTTGTAGGTATCAAGAAGGTAGAGGAACTTAGGGCTCGATTAGAAAAAGAAACAGGTAAGAAATCTATACCCGTATGGCATCCATCTCGATCGTTAAATTACTATCATAAAATGGTTGAGGACTATGATTATGTGGCTCTATCACTCAGCGGAAAATATACATCCAGATGGATTCGTAATTCTGGAGGATTAAATGTTATTAGTAAACTCTTGGATATAGCCAAGAAACAAAATTGCAAAGTTCATGGATTAGGATATACTAAACTTAATCATCTTCCTAAACTCAAGTTTCATTCAGTAGATTCTACGGCTTGGATATATGGAAACAGAGGAGGATACCTTTACCAATTTAACGGCAAGAGCATTGATAAAATTAACAAGCCCAAAGGAAAAAGGCTCAAATCAAGAGCCGTAGCAATTCATAATTTTAAAGAATGGGTAAAATTTCAAAAATATGCAATCAATAATCTATAACGAAGATTATGGTCGTATAAAGTTTTAAAACAATTAGAAAAAAACAAGATTTAAAAAAAGATATATTTTATTTTTGTTGTGGATTAAATAATAGATTATATCTACAACTAAAGGGGTTGAGTTTTGGAAATCAATTAAAATTTTATAAAAATAACTTATGAAAAAAGCATTAGTATTATTATCTGGAGGACAAGATAGCACCACTTGTTTGTATTGGGCATTATCTAAATTTAAAGAAGTTGAAGCAATTGGTTTTGACTACGGACAAATGCACATATTAGAATTAAAACAGGCGCAGAAAATTGCAAAAGATGTTGGAGTAAATTACAAGATATTTGATGTAAAAAATTTATTAGCATCTTCAAGCCTTACAGAGAAAACAGATCATAACGAAAAGAGTAATATAAATAAAGATTTACCTGCAAGTTTTACAGCAGGAAGAAATATATTATTCTTATCAATAGCAGGAAGTTATGCAGCAGAAAAAGGAATTAAGAATATAATTACAGGAGTATGTCAGACAGATTACAGTGGTTATCCAGATTGTAGAAAAACAACAATGGATGCAATGCAAAATGTTTTATCTTTAGGATATGGAGCAGGGGATTTTGTTATTCATACTCCACTAATGTATTTAACTAAGGCTCAAACATGGAAGATGGCAAAAGAATTAAATTGCTTAGATGTTATTATAAATGATACTTTAACAGATTATAATGGGAGTGAAATTATGAATGAATGGGGTAGAGGAGTAGAAGATAATCCTGCTACAATATTAAGAGTAAAAGGTTATTTTGAAGCACAAAAAAATAAATGGTTATGATAACAGCAACAAGATTTCACGACTTTAGTATGGGTCATAAAGTAACTGGACACGAAAATAAGTGTGCCCATCTACATGGACATAATTACAGAATACATTTTACTTTAAGGTCAGTAGAAGAACAAGATGCTTTAGGCAGGGTAATTGATTTTTCTGTAATTAAATCTAAATTATGTGAATGGTTGGAAGAAAATTGGGATCATAAAATGATGTTATGGGAACACGAACCTTTAGCATTTATCTTAATGCAAGAAGTACCACAAGATATTGTATTAGTAGATTTTAATCCAACTGCTGAAAATATGGCGAAATATCTTTGTGAAGAAGTGGCTGTTGAGCAATTAGCAGGAACAGGATGTGTTTTAATTAAATGTGTAATTGAGGAAACTCGTAAATGTTTAGCAACTTATGAAATTGGCAATTAGTGAAGTTTTTTACTCTATACAAGGAGAGGGAAAGACAATAGGAATACCAAGCGTGTTTGTAAGATTGGGTGGATGCAATTTAATTTGTGGAGGAATGGGTACTCAATTTGATAAAAAATTATACGGAGGAGCAGAATTTAGATGCGATACAGTAGAGGTTTGGATGAAGGCAGAAATAAAAGAAGCAAATGAAATATTAGATAATAAGTGTATAAAGGCAATACAACAAGGCGCTCATGTTATACTGACAGGAGGAGAACCGATGATGCAACAGAAAGCATTAGGAGAATTTATTAAATATATTTATAAAGAAATTAATCCAGATGCTTATTTTGAAGTAGAAACAAACGGCACAATAATGCCAAATGAATACTTATTAGCAAATATTGATTTATGGAATTGTAGTCCTAAACTACTAAATTCTGGAAATGAAAAAGCAATGACTTTTAAACCTAAAGTAATTAAAACATTAAATAAATATAATACTATTTTTAAATTTGTTATAAATGATCATAAAGGTTGGAAAGAAATTAAAGAACTTTATTATGATATAATAGATAAAAATAAAATATATTTAATGCCGTCTGGAGAAAATCAAAGTTTATTAAAAAATAATAAATTAAATGTGGTTAATTTAGCAATTGATAACTATGTTAACTTTACAACCAGATTACATATTGATATTTGGAATAAAAAAACAGGAGTATAAAAATATATATAAATGGATAATGAAAATATTGAAGATAACGTTAAGAAATTACTTGAGCATTTTGGCGAAGATATAAACAGAGAAGGTTTAAAAGATACTCCGAAAAGGTATATAAAATTTCTTACAGAATTTTTAAATCCACCAGATTGGAATTGTACTTCATTTGAGGGAGAAGGTTATGATGAAATGATAATACAAACAAATATTCCTTTTCATTCTTTATGTGAACATCATTTAGCACCTTTTTTTGGGGAGGGACATATTGCTTATATACCAGATAAAAGAATAGTAGGATTGTCAAAACTTGCAAGGACATTAGAAACATTTGCTCGTAGACTTCAAAATCAAGAAAGAATAACAACGCAAGTTGCTGAATTTCTATGGGATGAATTAAAACCAAAAGGTGTTGCAGTATCATTAACGGCAAAACATTTATGTATGGAAATGAGAGGAGTAAAAAAACATAACACCCATACAACAACTAATAAATTATTAGGAGCATTTAAAGATAATGCTACTGTTAGAAATGAGTTTTTAAATTCAATAAAATGAACAAAACCGAACAACATAAAAAAGCAATATTAGAAGCGTTAGAGAAATCATTAGGAATAGTAACGACTGCCTGTAAAACTGCTGGTGTAGGCAGAACACAATATTATCAATGGTTAAAAGATG